TATCTAAACAACATGACAAAGTAAGAAACCACCTAAAGAAAAAATTTCAAGCTGGGTTTGACCCTGACATAATTAAATCTGTAGCCGAGCATCTTGAAAGCCAAGCGGCTATAGCTGCAAAGAACGAGCATCGGTCTGACATTGACATGATTATGGCCGATGAAGAAAACTGGAACGGTAGCAGAGACACAATGGTAGCTGCGTACAAAGAGTATGATGCCGCTAGAAAGACAGGTAACAAAGAAGCCGCCAGAATAAAGCAAGAAAAATTTGAGATGCTTGCTCATATGTTTGTTGAGTCTGGTGAGATTAACGCAAAACCTTTTACGTTTACAAACTCTAAAGGTGAGCAGCAGACAATAACTCCCACTGGTGGTAAGGGTGAAAGAAACAGAAATACTTCTGCACAAGTACTAGAGTTTTACGCACAATCTAATGACATAACAATATCAGCTGAGGATGCGCTATCTAAAGGCCCGCTTTCAGTTATGAAAGCTATAGCTGTGGCGATGCAGTTGGGTGGTAGTATAGCCGCAGGTCTTATCAACCTAACATCTATACCTCTTATGGCTATGCCTTATATGGCTACGTATAACCACAAGACAGGAACAGGTGGTGGGTTTGGTTTCGGGGCATCTACTGTAGAGCTTACGAAAGCTGGGATTAATCTTAAGAATATAAAGTGGGCTGACCCAGCGTGGATTAAAGCAAACGTATTAGCAGACGGAAAATATAAATCGTTTGGTTTGACCCTGGACGAAGCACAGTTCTTAGAACGACAAACATCTCGTGGTATCCTTGACGCTGCGCTAGTTAACTCACTTGCAGGAAGTGCGCGTGGTAACTTCTTCAACAGTGCAAACTGGACAGGGATAACCAGAAAATACATGGTGCCATTTGCTTACACAGAGCAGATGAACAGACGTATTACTGCATTAGCTGCGTATAGATTAGATAAAAGACGTAGGATGGCGGCGAATCCATCACTCACTGATTCTGATTTTCAGTTTGATTCTCAGCAGTCTGAGGATATGGTAAGTCAAATTGACCAACCAGATTTGTTTGGTGCGGAAGAAAAAGCTGTTGAGGTTGTTAATAAATCTCAAGGCGATTACGCCATGTACAATAGACCCAAGATTGCCAGAGGTAACTGGATGCAGTACATCTATATGTATAAACAGTTTACCGTTATTGCTACTCAGTTGGTGCGTATGCTACCTCCATCTGGTAGAGCCTACTACTTAGGGGCATTAATGGCAGTAGCGGGCCTAAAAGGTTTGCCGTTTGGGGAAGACCTACTGGATTTAATTGATACATTAGCTCAGATGTTTAATTTAAAAGTACCCCCCGCTGAGCTAGCCCTTGGTCAATTTGTATCGGATGTAACAGGTAGTGACCTAGCTGCTCAGGTGATGAATAGAGGTCTCCTTGATCAGTTTATGGGTGGTGCTACTGTATCCAGCAGGTTGTCTCTAGGTGATTTGCTACCTATGACTGGAGTATTTTTAGATGGAGCGAGCATCCCCCAAGAGCTAAAGAATTTTGCTGGCCCTATTTATAGCGCGATGGCAGGTGGTGCTGTTATGGCTACTGATCTAGCTAGAGCACCATTCAAAGCTGATACTGGCGGTGAGTTGTTACGCATTGGACAGACTAGCCCTATTGCAGGTTTACGAAACATCACAGACACAGCAGTATATTTACAATCAGGTTCTGTAGTTAATTCGCGTGGCTACACAGTAGTTAGGGATGTTGGGGTTGGTACTCTGGTGTCAAGGTTGTTAGGGTTCTATCCTGCTGAAGCTACAAGATCTAACGATGCTGTCAGGATTACCAAACGTCTTGTGGATAACCAGAAGGCTATTGTTGCTAGCTATAGAGAACAGTATGTAAGGGCGTCTTTACTCAAAGACAGAAGGTCTATGAGAGACATAGAACGTGCTGTTAGAGAGCATAACAAAGTACACCGTAAAGGCAGGTCTGCGTTCTATATTGATGACTTCAAGGGTAAAGTTAAGAGGGCTGTTAAGTCTGCTCAAGAAGGAGCAGGTGACAGATTCCTAAAGACTACACCTAAGACTACTAGGGATACTGTCACCGATATTGTATCTAACCTTTATGGGGTGAACATAAAGTAATTATACTAGCTTAAACTTACCTTGAGTTAGGTCTTCTACTTCTGATTCAACAGCGTCTAGTATACCCATCAACCTTGGGTGGTTGAGGTTCACACCTATCACATATGACTGTCCTAGTTTAACTGGGGTGTCCTTACCCAAGTATGCTTTCTGGGACTTAGGTGTAGCTATCACACTTTCCTCAGCAAGTTCCTGTGTGAATGATTTGTAGTCAGCTCCTCGAACAGACAACCACTTGCGGAAGTGAGTGCGGTCAATCATAATCGTTCCTCTATCAAAATCCTCTACTTCAGAGTTACGGTATATGTCGAATCGAACCCTTATGTCAGCGCGTGGCATACGAGACAAGTCAACTGTAGGTTTGTTGGTAGATGTGTGCATCACCGTGACAGCAGCGCTTGCAGAGTCGTTTAGGTATTCTGCAATCAAGTCAAACGAATCAACTCTGTTATCTTGTACTGTTCTACGGATTGCTCCTAGCTGTGATAGTACCCACTCAGTAGCTACTGTGTAATCAAACTTAATCAAGTTCCAGTCGTTTGCTAGCTTCAACCCAAGGTCAGCTAGTATAATAGCTTGCTCCCAATATCTTTCCTCACCAGTAAACTTGGACTTGTACTTGCTTTGGAAATCATTTGTTGCCTGTTCTATCATCCCCTGGATAACATCAGGGCCTAGCTCCATCAACTTGTTGACATATACTTGACCAACCTCCCCGTAGTTTGAATTGATTAAGCCATATATCTTACGCCCAGTACTTGAATCTTTCGTAAATATATTGTGCTTCGGTATGTTTATCTCTAATAACCGAGCCATCTGTGCGTCTGTTTCTAATCCGCTGGCAATCAGTTTGCTTTGCAAAGACTTGTTGGTGGATACTATAACAGGTGTAGCCCATGTCTTAGCATCACGCTCTTCTGCGTTACGGTTGAGTCTAGCTTTGTCTCTGCCCTGTGATACCCAGTAACAAAAATCACCAACCTCTTTGTCTTGCATCATGGTAACTTCGTCCACTGTTAGCGGTAGGTGTCCATAAAGACCTAACCTACTGAACAAAGAGTTCTGTGTGTACTTAGCTGTAAAGTGTAGCTTCACTGGATCACCATATATAGACTGCGCCCAGAACTGTGCTAGTGTCTTACCACCTCCAGTAGGGCCGTATAAAGATATAGTTAAACCCTTGAGTCCTGTGAAGTTGTACAAGGGTGCAGAGAATCCTACGCCTAGCACAAACATATGCCAAGGCATACCTGCTTTCTCTAGTAGGTTTGTCAACTCTACCCAGTTAGCTACTGTACCTTTGGTTCCATACAAGTCTTGGCTAGTCTTGTTTGATGCCGAGGCTAAAGATATTGTTTCTTTTGTTACTTCGCCGCCCGAGCTGCGGAACAACGTGTTACCCAGAACAAATTGTGTGTTGTTTTCTTTCCATCCCATTGAAGCATATAGGTTTGACATCGACCTTATGTGCCTCAGTTCATCCATATATGTTCTTAACATCAGCTGAAAAAACTCCGTTTGTTTCTTGTTGTAAAGGACTATACCTTGGTCTGCTATTGCGGTAGCAAACTCACGGTGTCCTTCAGTAAGGTATGCTTGTCTTAATACAAGCTCCTGCCATCCAACGTGGGGTCTCTTCCAATGGTAACGTACTGTTTCGTAGCCTAGTGTTTCGTCCTTTCCATAAGAGACAGGGTATATATCAAACTTACAAACATCTATATCTGTATCGTCTAGCGTTATCTTAATGCCATCGTTAGTTCTTTTGAATGGCTTGGGTAGCTGTACTTGGCTAGCTTTTTTATCAAGGGTCTCTTGTAGCTGTACCTCTTTGTAGCTTATGCCAAGGCGTATGGGGCTAGTTATCTTACCTTTATACTTACAACCTTTACATCCATCAGGGTTGTCTACATCAAACTTAGCGCATGTAGTTGGGCCAGTGGCACCATCTTTCCAATGACGTAGCTTGGACAGGGTGGCTACCTCTGAGTATGCAGGGTAATTCTCACTCCACATCCGAGCAGTATCTTCTGGGTCAATACAGAACGCGGCTATACCTATAGCGTTATACCATACTGGTTCAGCTACTGAGTCTTGGTTGTCTACAGCGTATTTAATTTGCTGGCATTTGTTGTAGATAGAAGAACTAATTGATGGAGGGAACTCTACGTTAGCCGCTAGACTATTTAACAACGAGTTGTCAGATGTATGTCTTGACTGCACGGGCCCTGCAGTGACGTAGTTAGCAACCCTCGCTTCGATGACCTCTGGCTCAACAGGTTCAGCATCTATGAGTAGCTTAACTTCTTTACCATTCTTGGGGTTGTGCGTACCTATAGGACGTAACACAAGGGAGCTATTAGCTATCAACCCTGCGTCTGCTTTGAAACCTTTATCTAATGCGGAAGCCTTGACACCACTGGCAATACGTTTCCAATCGTCAGGCTCTAACTCTTTGGTAAGCACCCAATACACATGCAGTCCGTTGCCACTTCCTATTACCATAGGCTTGGGTAGCTTCATCCTAACGATGTAATCTTGTAATGCTTTTAATCCCTCTCGCCAATCGGCAAAGGGTTTGCCATCACCGCAGTCAACGTCAATAGCGATGACCTTAGTTTTGTTTACGTTCTCTTGCTTGCGGTTACTCTTATCTATGAAAGATGATATGGCAAAATAAGTATTGTTACCTGCTTTATCTAACCGTTTACATGCAGTAGCAAGTTCTTCTATCGTCTGAAAAAATCCCTGTTTTCTCCCATCAGGGTTGACAACTATAGAAACATAATAGCCTTCAGACGGTAGGACTCGCTGTAAAAATCCTAGCGTATCCATTCCACTGTCCTTTATATGGGGGCAGAAAGGTGTTCGGAATCAACCCCTCTGCCCTTATTAACTTAGCTTGTATTACTTAATAACTCAAGGAGTCTTTGTCTGCGAGAGACAGACTCAAGAGCTATCACATCTGGTTGAGGCCATCCGTCCTTCATAATCTCTAGCAACTGCTTTAGTTTCTCCCTAACTTTAGCGTCATTAGATTTACGCAATGGCTTGCCTTTAAGCCAACCATAGTAGGTCATACGAGACACACCTAGAACCATAGCTATGTCTCGTACACTCAGCAACATGTGTCGCCTTAACGCCTCAACCTTGGTAAAGTCCAAGGGTTTAGTCATCAGTGTTCACCTCATCCAATAGATTAGCTATCTCATTAGCTAAGTCATCTGCATCAGAACTCGCTTCCTTAACAGGGGCTGGCTCAACAGGTTGTGGTTTGGGTGTAGGCTTGGCTGCCTGGGCTGGCTTCGCAGGTTTTTCTTCGACAACAGCCTCAGGCGTGGTGTCTTCAACCTCTTCAGTATCTTCGATAGTAAACCCAGTCTCTTCTCCGAAACCAAACTTACCTGCACCACTAGAACCTTCGACATATTCAATAACTTGTACTGCTCTTAGTCGCAGTGTAGTTCCTGCACCAACGGCAGGTGAATTGTAGAAAGCAACAGACCCATTCACCTTGAGTATAGAACCTGCATAGATGTTAGAGTTCATCATAGGTGTACCCTTGCTATCAAAGACAGCAGGTTTATAGGCGGCTTTTGATTTGAATTTAATGATTACGTTACCAGTAGGTTCATCGTCATCATCTAACTCATCTTCAAACGGCAGTGGTGCTTGTTTAATCTTGGCGTTAGGCTTGGCTTCTTTCAACGCCTTGATACCTGCAACCAACTCACCCTTAATCTGTTCGATGATTGGTTCTGCTTCTTCCTTTGGAATACACAGATTGACTTTGTAATGTCCTTGCTCATCGAACTTAGTATCAGGTGATGAAATGTAAGGGTAGAATGCTACGCCTTTTGGTGTTGTAAATGTTTTACTCATTGGTAACTCCTTCCGTAAAACCTTCTTCATTAGTGAAACCATATTCACTAAACTTTGGTTGTCGTTCAGAGGCAGACAACTCGCCTGTTACAATCTTAACTTCTTCTGAGCCACACAGACTATCAATGTAATCTTGTATGGACTCATCTACAAAACCTCCAAACTCAAACACTAACTTTGGATAGGCAAGAGTTTGGTCTAGGCTAACCCTAGTCTTTGCGATCTCTGGTGAGATAGACTTACTCTGTAGTATCTTCTGATAACTGTTTAAGTTCTTCAGTGATGTAGGGGTTACTTGCAATAGATAGACTGTACCCTTAGGGTCATCGTCTAATACCACTGCGAGTCTTTTCTGGTCAGCACATGCTTTCACACGCTGACCTGTTGGTGTAGTGCGTGAACCCCATGCGTTCTGAGGACACACTGCACATAAATCCGATTGAGGGTCAGCACATTCTTTATCTGGTGTTGAACCATTCAAGGAATAACAATCTGGTAAAGCAGAGTCATTTGTATAACTGCCCTTGTACCAACTCTTTGACAGCGCGGGGTTAGCACCTACAACAATTACCGACAAACGTGTTGTGGCAAGAGTGTCGATGTCGCCCGCAGCGGACAGCAACGAGAACGTCATCCCTTTTGTTGATAATCTAGGTATCATTACTCTACCTTTGCGGTTGGCTTACGAACATTGATGTCTATGCGAGTGCCAAAGTTCACACCATCAGGTACTGTTTTATGTTCTTCGATGTACCCTCTTACTGCGTTCTTACTCACACGCTTCTCTAGCATGTCGTATGCTTCGTTCTTCTTGATAAATCCTAGTACTGCATCCCAGTCTGCTACCTGTGCAAAATCTGTAGTGGTAACAAACGCTGTACCACTAGTAGTCTTGAACGATGTAACACCTTGTTCGTCAGCTTGTTTCTTTATGTAGGCTTCTAGCTTTACCATCTTCTCTTTAATAGCTTTCACCTTGTCTTTAACTTCACCCTCTATTGCGTCCTTCTGGTTACGCAGGGTGATGTACGCTTTAACAACGTCATCCATATTCATATCAATCTCCCATCTCTTGTATTAAATCTAACAACACACCTTGTAATGCTTGCTTGTTCTTAAGCCTTTCATACATCCTATACTCAAGTTGAGTAGCCTCTATATGAACCACGTTAGACGTATGACGTTTGCCTATACGCTCCACTCTACCGTTAGCCTGTGTGTATTGTTCGTTGCTGTTGATTGGGCCGTACCATACAACAGTACTAGCCGCAGTTAGTGTAAGCCCATGAGCCATAGTAGCAGGGTGTGCTATCAATACTCTTGGGTCATCTGTCTCTTGAAAGTTGTGGAATATATCATTCCTATTCTTTGCCGAGACTTCTCCATTCACTACTGCTGTTGTGTAGTGCTTGGACAATTCCTTATTGAGCATGTGTAAAGTTCCTGTCAGTGGTACAAACACTATGACTTTGCCACCTGCCTCATCAATAATTTCTTTAAGAACGTTTACTCTGGGTGATGCATCAAGCTCTATATTACGGCCATCATCACCGTACGCCACACCACAACTTATCTGCACTAGCTTCTGCATCTTGACTGCTTCATTGACAGCAGTAATCTTACCCTCTGCTTGTACCTCTGTGACAAAGCTACGGAGCATACTCTTGTAGTGTTGCTCTTGTTCTTTGGTTAGCTTTATCTGTCTTGTTTGGTATACGGTACTAGGTAAATCAAAGCATTCATCCCTAGTGTATCTAACAGAAGGTTGTAGTACATGCTTAACTAGCTCTACGCTTTCTGGTCTAGGCAACCACTTCCATTGCCCTATCTTCATCATGGTAGTTTCCTTGAACGCAGTGTATGTCTTAGCTACATGTGGGTTATCTACCATCTTAGCTAGAGTCCACGCATCTGTAGGGTCATTGGGTGTAGGTGTACCTGTCATCAACCACAGTCTTGTATCTGGGTTCTTGTTAAGCCACTTACGAAAGAGTTTGAACCTGTTGGTGGATGGTGTTCTATACACAGCCGCTTCATCTACAATGACCAGATCGAAATCATTGAGGTCATCCATTACTACTTGGAAACCATCATGGTTAATTATATAAAAGTCAGACGGTATCTTAAGTAGCTTACGTCTACGCTCTGCTGAACCATATAGTACAGTGGCGCGTCTATCTATAAAGTTCATAAAGATAGCATCACTCCACACCCTCTCCAGTGTGGACAGAGGGGATAGTATAAGGCACTTCTTTACTGCGCCTATCTCCATTAGATAGTCAGCCGCCCATAGTGCAGACTGTGTTTTACCTGTGCCTATCTCATTTAATACTAGGCTCTTCCTATGTATAGTTAAGAAGCTAGCCGTGTTACGTTGGTGGTCGTAAGGTTTGAACTTACCCTTCCAATCATAGTAGTGCATGATAGGTGATGGTGCGTTGATACCCAACTTACGCAATGCCCACACCTCTGTGAGTTTATGCGGCAGTACAACCACGTTGTTACCACGAACTGTCAACTCCTTGGCAGTTGGTATACTGTCCAGTACAATCTGCGGATTGTTTAGTTTAAGTGCTAAACCTTGAACCTTCGGTATCACTAGCATCTGTTATCCACCTTTCTAATTCATCCTGTGTATCGTAATCACATACAACAAAACACTTACCTCCTGCGTCTTCTATCTGTTGCATGGCTGTTACCTGCAACGGTGTCGGCTTCTTTCTTCTGTCAGCCTTACACTCTACCCCAACAAACCTACCCTCCACGATAAGTATTAAGTCAGGTATACCTGCTCTACCAAATGGCCCTGCTTGTGGCATGTAGTACCACACGTTGAGCTTCTTCAGCATAGCCTTGAGTCTATTCTTTACACGACCTTCTGGGGTAGTAGCCATAGCATAACCTTACAACAGTGTCAAGAGGCATATTCACACCACTCATAACAAGGACACCATCGGCATAGTCCACTAGGCTTGGCAGGGAAATCATCATTAGCTAGTGACTGGTTTATTCTAGCTACTCTACCATTGAGATGACCTTGCATCTCGCCAGATAAATCTCTACAGAAAGAACGCCTGTCTTGCTTCATGTCCTTCAACCACACAAAGGATGTAGTCACCCTGTTTATGTGTGGGAAATGCGAGAACACTTGCAATGCGAACATCTCCAACTGTGTAAAGTCTGGTCTACGCTTGCCTGTTTTCCAATCCATGACAATGGCTCTGTCTTTAAACAAAACCAATACGTCAAGTATGGATCTCAACCAAGCATCATCAGACCACCAACCTGTTGGTGTGTAGTGTTCAGTTACAGTTAGCTTTTCTTCCAGTAGCAATTCACTAAACTCTGGGTGTTCTTTCATCTTAGATATACTATTGCACAGGGCTTCGTACTTTACAGTCTCATCTGTCAACTTGCTGTCACCAGTGAGCCTATCTTCTAAGGCCTTATGCACACGCTCTCCGTATCTAGTAGCTTCACTACCACTGTCAGATACTTCCTTAGTAATCCTCTGGTGGTAGTAACGCTTCGGACAGTTCTCGTACATCTTTAACGATGAATATGAATGGCTTACTTGTGTCATGCTGTAACTTTACCCTACTGTCAACGCTTGGTCAAGCTACTATAATTTTTCTTTCGCACTACCCTACCAAGATTATCATACTTCTCAGTTATCTCTGGTACTTTAAGAGTATCTTTAATTTGTTCTCTGGTAGGACTCTTATCGCTCTCTATAAAATGTTTTAGCTTCCATTCGCAATGGTTCATAGCCATGCCACCATGCTTACCATTTATATAATGCAGAGCTTGGGTGTTAGTCATACCCTTTTCAGTAAGACACCAATCAAGTGTCTCCTCTGCCTCCATCAACAACGCTTTAACTTTACCCATGTTAGTCCTCCTGCTTCATGCGTTTCATAATATCAAACTTGAGTAGCTCTAGCTGTGCAATGAGAGCCATTGTATCATTAAGCTGTGATGAGAACCTTACATAGTTACCATTCAACTTAACCATGACTAGCATACTCTCTGCTGTGTCAGCTTCTTTAATTTCTTCGATGACTTCTTTGAGTCCTTCAAGCAATTCTTTCTTACTTCTATCATTAACAACTGCTTTTATATCTGTCAGTTTTGTCACTTCGCTTCTCCATAATTAGCACCAATCCCAGACTCACAAGCCACTGGCAAGTCTATAGCCCACGAGGGTGCGGTTGACATTCTTCTCTCAATAAGTTGTTGTGCGTCAGTCAAGTCCTGTACAGGGACAGAGATGATCAACTCATCGTGTACTTGAAATGTAACAGGATATGATTGACCCACGGCTACCATTTGTTCTGCCACTACAATTCGTGCCAGTGCTTGAACAATATTCTCTACGACCTTTCCTCCGTATATATAAGTCCAGTTGTTGTGGGGTATATCCTCCCCTATGACTCTGGCTTTCATAACCTTGCGATAGGTACGAGAGTCAGAGATATATCTGAACTGATTGTCAGTATGATTTAAGGCAGGGTATTGTATACGCAGTTTGCTAGGTAGTAAGATGCCCTGCTTATCATATGATACATAGCTAGATATAACACCACTACGTCCTGCTATCATGTCAGACAATGCCGATTGACATCGTTGCCACAGTGCAGTGATGCGGTGGTTCTTGTCTCTATATAGATAGACAATACGTTTAGCTTCGCTCTCTGATATGTCTACCTTCAAGCCACCCATGCCTTGAGCTAGGGTGTTACGAAACTTCTCAGCACCCATGCCATAGCCTAGTCCTAGTATGCAAGTCTTACCAACGAACCTCTCTAGCTTGTCATCTTTAGTTATAGTCTTGCCATATACAGTAGATGCAAACTCACTGTACACATCACGCCCTTGCCTAAAGGCTTCAACCAAATCATCCTGCCCTGCAACATGGGCTAGTACCCTTGCCTCTATCTGTGATGAGTCACAAGCAATTAGCTTATGTCCTTCAGGGGCAGTTAGAGCAGAACGTATAGCACCATTCCTTGGTAGGTTCTGTAGGTTCAGCTTGTCACCGCCACTAAACCTACCAGTGTGTGCGCCATAGTAATTAAGCATGATAGGTAGCTTGCCCCTGTCAGCAACCTTGATTAGATTCTCTGTCCTAGTCTCCTCAATGGTAGATTTAGTACCCAACCTTGCATTACATATGGCTTGTACTTTAGACGAGCCACCCTCTAGTAAGTCAATGAACCCTGCGTCTGTCTTGGCAAACGCCCATGTCTCTTTACCAGTGGTAGGGCTTACCTTCCTTGGTGGTTCAACACCAACAGCCTTGAGTAATTTAGCGAACCTCTCATTACTCATCAGTAGTTTCTTCAGCTTATCTGGATCAACACCTGCTGAGTTTATACTGTCAAGAAGTTGTGCTTTGTTTGTCTGCACTGTTTCCAGGTGAGAAGTAAGAGTACTCTTATCCAGTTCAATCACAGGCTGTGTATACATACGAATAGTCTGGTCAATCACCATCAGTTCCCGAACAGGAAACTGCGACTTCAACTTACCAAACAATTTGTATGTAAGGTCAACGTCATTGATTGCGTAATCCCCAAACCTGTCAAGCTCTTGTGGTGTGAAGTCCGACTTGCGTTTGCCGAGCGTGTTGAGAACCTCATCGCCCTTCGCCCCTATATTATAATGTATAGCGAGATTTTTTAGCGAGCCGCCCACAGTTTGTCCGACCAATGGTCTAGCCATCAACATAGTGTCGAGCCAAAACTTTGGCTTTATATTATATAGCCATGACAATATAGCTCCATCGAACATAGTGTTGTGACACAGTATAGCAGAGTTAGAATAGTCAAGCCCTCGCAAGAACCCACCTACATCGCTACCTGCATACCAAGTGGTAGGGTTGCCATCTACCTTGACAGCAACCCCAATAACCTCAAACCTATCGCTACGAACATAGGCTTCCGTTGTCATCTTGGACAACGAGAAATCCCTAGCGTAATAGGTTTCAAAGTCTATTGTTATTATGTTCATACTTCACTCGCTAATGCTAAGTACCCACACCCATCACGATAGTTATCTTCATTCGCAGGGTTACTCTTGGCTCTAGCTATCTTCAACAGAGCCATCATCATAGGTACGTCATGTGGTGTGAAGTCCACATCTTTATAGGCAGACCACAGTTCAGCAATAATCATTGCGTTATCTGCAAAGTCTCCGTGTTCTTCTTCCCTGTCGCCGTCAACCAATGCGATAGCTTCTGACAACAGCTTGACACGAGTACGTTCTTTGTCAGTTTTGTCAGTTGATTGAACCAATACTTCAGTCGGTGTACCCACCTTGCTCCGCAAAGTGTAGACATACTTAGCGGTACACCCACAAGCCTTGGCTACATTCTTAGTCTTTGCAGTAGGGTGTTTAAGTAGGTACGCCCATACCTTTTCAGCTTTAGTTTTTTTCTTCATGTCCGTCTCCTTTCAATAACGAAAATGATTCCACGCTCCCACCACATTGATGAGAGTATTGAATGGCTACCTTAACAGCTTGTATTGCTGTAGCATCCATAGCCAATGCACCATAGGCAAAGTCAGATGCCTCACCAAATGCACAAGCGTTTACCCCATGATGTATGGGGTAAGGTGTACCCTCGTAACGTAGCAGTCCTTCTTTAGTTACTAGGATGAGTTGATAGTAATGGTTCTCTATATCAGAGTAGGGGAATGGACTATCCCCCCCTTCAATGAGCCATTGCTTATGTCTGTGTATATTTTTTAGTGTGCCTACACCAGACACAATACAGACCTCCCCCCCAATGGATTCATACCATGCTTTAGGTGACTGGTACTTGGCGTTACCCATAGTACATTGAGTATCGGTAGCGAGTACCTCGCCATCCCATGCTATAACTGTCATCGTTGCACTACCTTTCCATCAGCAGTCAAAGGCTCTTGAACAAACACACCAAAATCCTTACGCAGTTGATAGGACAAATCATTCATCAACGTATCAACATATGCTAAGATATGTGCGTCTGTAGCCATCGTGTTGCCATAGGTATTGGGTGT